ACGAGTATTATGGCGAGCTGAACAATAGAATTTATAAAGTTTATCCACATCTGCAATCTGCTGATGAGGGTGACGGTCAAAAAGATGGTGGACCCCCCGTGCAAAGAGTCTCATCTGCTTCCGTTGGAAGTCGTCAACAAACACGCGGTAAAGTGAAAAACGGCGTGACTTTCTCAAAGTCTGAAGTCGAGCGCCTTCGAGGGTTGAAACCGCACAACATGTCTGAACAAGATTGGTTGAAGCGGGTAGCTCAAGAAAAGCAAAAAATTGCTCAAAGGGAGGCAGTATAATGACTACGGCAGAAAAGAAAGAAACGAATCGAAACTCGCGTGATTCCGAGACTCACGATAAACAAGCTCGAAGACAACCATGGAGGCCAGTAAGAAAGCTCGAAACCCCTCCTCCCCCTCCCGGTTTTACCTACAGGTGGATTAGGGCAGAAATGCTAGGCGATGAAGATCGTGCAAACGTATCAAGGCGCGTCCGCGAAGGATGGGAATTGGTAAGGGCGGAGGATCTTCCCGCAGAATGGCAGCACATGCCAAGCGTTGATGAGGGCAGAAATACTGGTGTAATAAGTAATGAAGGTTTGCTTTTGGCAAAAATCCCTAATGAGACAATTGCTGAGCGTAACGCTTACTATCAACAAAAAAATGTCGATGCTGTAGATGCTTTAGACAATACTGTTTTCAGTGATGCGAAACGTGATGGCAGGTACGTTAAGTACGATCCTCAAAGGGACACCAAGGTAACCTTCGGTAAAACCTAAATAGGAGGCCCAAATGGCTAATAAAGATGCCGCTTTTGGAATGAAGCCAGTCAAAATGATTGGTGGCGCTCCCTACACTGGTGGTACGAGTCGATATCGCATAGCCGCAAATTACGATACTGCAATTTTCCAAGGCGATATGGTTGCTCAAGTCACCGGAGGAACTGTGGAAGTCCATGCGGACGGAGGCACAGTCCCAATAGTAGGAGTTTTTAATGGTTGCGAATACACTGACCCGACTACGGGTGAGCAGAAGTACAGCAACTACTATCCAGCAAGCACTAACGCTTCGGATATAATCGCTTTTATAATTGATGATCCCAATGTCGTATTTGAAATTCAAGCAGACTCAGCGTTTCCGATTGCTGACCTATTCGGAAACTTCGATATTGTTTACACATCAAGTGGAAGCACAGTCACTGGCATAAGTGGTGCAGAGTTAAAAGTCGCTGACGGCGCAACAGGAACTTCATTGTCTATCAAGGCAATCGACATTTCTGAAGACCCCGAAAACGATGATGTATCTTCTGCTAACACCAATGTATATGTCGTAATTCAAAACCACATATTTGGCGTTAAAGGCGCTGGATTAGCGTAAGGGAGAATAATTTATGGCTATTTCACGAGCGCAATTAGCGAAAGAGCTAGAGCCGGGATTAAACTCTCTCTTCGGCATGTCGTACGATGCGTACGATCAAGAGTATGCAGACATCTTCCCCATGGAAGATTCTCAGCGTGCTTTTGAAGAGGAAGTGCTAATCACTGGTTTTGGCGCAGCACCAACTAAAGCAGAATCGGCAGGCGTGTCTTTTGACAATGCTAACGAAAGTTTCAGCGCACGTTATACCCACGACACAGTGGCTCTAGCGTTTGCTTTAACTGAGGAAGCGGTTGAAGACAACTTGTATGACTCGCTAGGCAAGAGATACGTTAAAGCGTTAGCACGTTCTATGGCTCACACCAAAGAGGTGAAGGGCGCAGACGTTCTTAACAACGCATTTTCTTCAAGTTTTACTGGAGGAGACGGCGTTTCACTTATCAATACAGCTCATCCCTTAGCGGGAGGCGGGACCGCAGCGAATAGGGCGACCACAATGGCCGACCTAAACGAGACTAGCCTCGAAGATGCTCTTATTGATATTTCTACTTTCACTGATGACCGAGGTCTAACGATCTCTGTTCAAGCAACTAAGCTTGTGGTTCCGCCACAACTTACGTTTATTGCGGACAGGATCTTAAACTCTCCCGGTAGATCAGGAACTGCGGACAATGACATAAACGCGATAAGGAACACTGGTGTTCTTCCCGGTGGTTACACTGTGAACCACTATCTGAACGATCCAGACGCTTTCTTCTTGCTGACTACTGTCACAGAAGCAGGCGAAGGTCTGAAAGGTTTCCAGCGAACAGCAATGGAAACCAGCATGGAGCCAGACTTTACGACTGGTAACATTCGCTACAAGGCCAGAGAAAGATATAGCTTCGGCTTTTCTGACTGGCGCGGAGTTTACGGTAGCCAAGGCGCGTAACCTAAACCGCAACAAGAAAGGGGGCTTTTGCCCCCTTTTTTTATGCCTGTACACACTTGTATAAAAACTTGCACAACGACACGGAAACAGGTATATTTACCCCATACCTTGAAAAAACCGGAGATAAACATGGAACTGAAGCTAGATTGGTCAAAAGAAAGTGTCCACACAGATGGACGTTTTGTCAGCACTGCTTCTCCTACCCAAGAGTTTTGGACCGTATGGCGCGAGAAGAAAGCTGCGATCAAAGCAGCTGGTTACTCTGTTCGTAAGGTAGACAACAAGTGGGTTGTCACTCGTTACAGAGACAACGATCAGGCGATTGCTGATTCTCAAGCGACAGATGCAGACATTGATATCCCAGTGCCAGCTGGTTTGTCTTACCTTCCTTACCAGAAAGCTGGAATCGCTTACGCTATCAAGCGCTCTTCAACTTTGATTGGTGACGAGATGGGCTTAGGCAAAACCATACAGGCCATCGGAGTAATTAACGCGACTGCACCTAAGACTGTATTGGTTGTTTGCCCAGCATCTCTGAAGATTAACTGGAAAAACGAGATGACCAAATGGTTGGTTGCTGACAGGGACATCCAGATCGTGAACGGCGGTGGCGAGCAGATCCCTGCCAGCCCAGATGTAATCATCATTAACTATGATGTTTTGTCTAAGCATAAGGACGCAATCAATGCTCGCACTTGGGACTTAGTGATTATGGACGAGGCGCACTACATCAAAAACAATACAGCTGCTCGCACTAAAGTTGCTGTCGGTATCAAAGCCAATCGCAAAGTGGTTTTGACTGGCACTCCAATCACAAACCGTCCTATCGAGCTACAGCCTATCGCTGGTTATCTTGACCCTGTTACCTTTGGTAACTACTTCAAGTTTGGAGTTCGATACGCTGGCGCTCATCAAATCAACATTGGCCGTAAGACTGTTTGGGACTTCAACGGATCTTCTAACCTTGACGAGTTACAGAGAGTGTTACGACAGTCTTTCATGATCAGAAGAAAGAAGGACGAGGTTCTCAAAGAGCTTCCTGAGAAAGTTCGACAAATCATTGTGTTGCCTAACAGCGACTACAGCGACCAAATCAAAAAAGAGTTTGAAACCTTGGCTGACGCGGTTGATGAAACTTCTTCTGAAGACATCGAGTTCGAGCAAATGTCAGGTGTACGACATGAGACAGCTTTGGCAAAAGTAAACGATGTTGTAACTCACGTTGCTGCAATCGATCATCAGGTAGTGGTCATGGCTCACCACAAAGATGTTGTTGACGGAATCAAAGCTGGCTTGGAGGCTGCTGGCAAATCAGTGGTTACTTTAACTGGTGACTGCAACCAAGCTCACAGACAAAACGCGGTAGAAACCTTTCAGGCTGGCAGCGCTGATGTTTTTATTGGGACCATTGGAGCAGCTGGTGTTGGCATCACGCTTACTTCAGCAAGCCACGTTGTATTCGCTGAGCTAGATTGGGTTCCGGGCAACATGTCACAGGCAGAAGATCGTTGCCACAGAATCGGTCAAGACAGCTCAGTGTTGGTTCAGCACTTGGTTGTTGACGGATCTATCGACGCGAGACTTGCACAGGTTTTGGTTGGCAAGCAAAGAGTGTTAGATAAGGCTCTAGACAATGTGGTTGTGAACAACATCAGCATCGAGGACATTGCTTTAGATGTTGAGACTGTCGAAAAGACTTTCAAAGCTAAAAACAAAAAGTCTCCTAAGCCTTTACCAAAAGCTGTAGTTTCTTCTTTACAAGATTTCGTAGCCAGCGTTGCAAGCGCGTGTGACGGAGCTTTTGAAGAGGACGGTTCTGGCTTCAACAAAATGGACAGCGGTTTGGGCAACTCTTTGGCAAGACAAGACGAGTGGACTCCAGCTCAACAACACGCTGCCAAGACTATGGTTAAGAAGTACAAGAGGCAGATCGTAGCTTCTGGCTTGGGTCAAAAATACGACAAGGTGTACAACTCATAACAAAAGGGCTTCGGCCCTTTTTATTTGCTTTTAATCTTTTAGTGTTATACTGGCTGCGTCACTACGGTAACCAGATGGTCTGGTTGCTGGTCTAAATTTTAGGAGGACTGTAGCATGACAACACATTTCACTTCGGGAGTTACCAATGTTGGAGCTGATTCAACATTAGGAAAATTGAAAACTCCAGCACCCCACAAGTACCACAGTTATTTCAATGACTTCGATACTTACCTAGCAAGCGATTGGACAATCACAACCACAGAAGGCGGAAGTGGCAACGCTTCAGAAGCACTGACTGATGGCGATGGTGGTTTGTTATTGGTTACTAACGACGATGCTGACGACGATAATGATTTTTTTCAGCTAGTCAAAGAAGGCTTCAAGTACGAATCAGGCAAGCAGCTTGCATTCAACATGAGGTTCAAAACCAATGACGCAACTCAAACGGACATCGTTGCTGGTTTGCAGTTAACGGACACTAGCCCGTTGGACGTAACCGATGGGATCTTCTTTTTGAAGTCTGATGGGGCAACAACTGTCACGTTTATTGTTGAAAAAGACAGCACGCAATCTACTTTAGATTTGCCTAACGCATTAGCCGACGACACT